TTTTGGCTCTGCTTTCTTAGGCTCAGCTTTTGGTTCAGCTTTTGGCTCTGCTTTTGGTTCAGCTTTTGGCTCAGCTTTCTTTGGCTCTGCTTTTGGTTCAGCTTTTGGCTCTGCTTTCTTAGGCTCAGCTTTTGGTTCAGCTTTTGGCTCTGCTTTTGGTTCAGCTTTTGGCTCTGCTTTCTTAGGCTCAGCTTTTGGTTCAGCTTTTGGCTCAGCTTTTGGCTCTGCTTTTGGTTCAGCTTTTGCTTTGTCTTTTAAAGCGGCAACTGCTGCTTGCTCTTCTTCAAATCTTTTTTGAAGTTCTTTCATTGAAGTTGCTAAATCTTTTTTCTTAGCAGGATCGTCTTCTTGACCAGATGCTCTTTTAACAAGTTCCATTTGACCTTTAATCTTTTCAGATTTTAAAACCTTTTGTACATAAGATCCTCTGTCTTTTGCTTTATCATCTACTGCAGTTTGTAAACTATCGATTTGAGCATCTAGGGTTTTCTTTTTAGTTTGTAGTGTTTCTTTCTTTGCAGCTTCTGGAGTATCTTTAGCTCCACTTAAATTATCAGCAGTGATTTGAATGTCTAGTGCATTCATCTTCATCTTGTTGACTTTTTTCTGCATTGATCTGTATTTAGGAGCAAATAAGAAGTCTTTTACTTTAGCCATGGCTGTTTCTTCTCCTGCTTCGTTTACATCAAATACGTCGTCATTTTCTAATTCTTCTCTAACCTGAGTTCCTAATTGAGATAGGTGAGTCATTATAGTATCAATGTCGTTGATAATTTCTTCTCTAGAGAAAGAGGGTGATGTAGAATCTGTTTCAACTTCTGGACCTTTAGCTCCTTTAGTTTCAGTATCGGTTGTTACCGCAACAGGTTCTTTAGTGTTAACTGCTTCTAATATGTTAGAATACCAGCTTTCAAAGTTTAATTTTTTCATGTTCATTTTTATTATGTTTGAATATGAGTTATATATTTGCATTTTCAGGTAAAAAAGAAAAGGCTCTCCAATGGAGAGCCTTTCTTATAAAAATTGTACTGTTAAGTAAAATTATGCTAATGAAACGATGTTATCGAATGCAGTACCATCAAGTTTAGTAACAGTGAATGAAACGTATTGAGTTTCAGGGTGGAAACCAGCTTCAACTAGAGCGAATCTAGATTTTACTGCGATTTTAGGAGCCATAGTTCCTTCAGCAATAGTTTGAACTGATTCAGCCATTAAGTAAGGCATGAAAACTAATCCAGGACCATTACCATCACCTTTACGTCCAACGTATACGTTGTTGTTTGACCACTTCCATTTTGGGTTAGTGTAAACTTGAATACCAGCTACAGATCCAACAGGGTAAATAGCACCTGCAGATTGAGAGATAGTATTTGCAAACGGGTTAGGTACGAAACCAGCAACTGATTGTAATACTGTAGCAACTTGTGGTCCTACAATAGCAAAGTTACCAGCACCTCTACGTCCTCTGTTAGCAATTAAGTTAGCAGCAGAAAGAATTCCTGTTAATACTTTTCTATGTTCTGAACCTTCAGTTTGACCACCAGTAAATGCAGAAGCAGCTACTAATTTCACTGTTAATGCACCAGCAGGGATTTCTCCAGCTGAAACTGACTTAGCGATGTTTGAAGCTCCTAATGTACCAATTTTGTTGATGATTAAATCATTGATAGTTTGAGTTAATTCGTTAACCAATACAGCTTCTACTTGAGCAACTGCATCTACACCGAATTGTTTTAGATCTTGTACTTGCTCTCTAGTAACTGCAGCTGCAACTTGGTAAGTTTTAGCTTCTACTGATTTAGAGAATAAAGATAGACCCATTAATTTTTCTGGAGTTGATTCTCCTGTTGCTCTGTCGTAAGGACTTTCGTCAGCATTACCAACAAAACCAGCAATGTGATCTTCTAATGCTTTTACTAATTCTACAGTTTCAGCAGCACCTGATGCTTGAGCAGCGTTAGCAGCTTCTTGTACACTTTTACCACCAGTTAAAGTACCAGTAATTTTGTAGATTGTCTTACCATCGATACGTGAAGTTCCGATTAAATCAAATAAGATACCGAAATCAGCTACACCAGCTTGATCAGTTTCTAAAGCAGCGTATGCTGATTTGATGTAAGTTGGTGCTACAGTTGAACCAGCTAATCTACCACCTTCGTAAACGAAGTCTAAGTAAGATAATAGACCCATTGGACCAGCCATAGGTACTACTGGTACTAAATCAAGACCAATTGTTTGTGCTGCAACTTGCATTGCAAGAGGAAGCAAGGTTGGAGCTTTGTCACCAGAACCTTTAGTTGCAGGAGATGCACCAAATCCACTAGGGAAAGATACAGCACCCATACCACCGATATTCATACCAGGTGATAAAGCCATGATGTTAGCATCTTCATAAAGTTTGTGATTATGACAATACTCAGACATCCATGCTAGTTTAGAAGCATCAGTGATACCAGTTGCTGATTCGATGATCGGCGACCATGTGTCTCTGATTTCAGCTTCATTAATTAAATTTGCCATTTTAAGAGTTTTTGTTTTTTTGTTTTATTTTAGCTTATAGCTCGACATAATTCTTAGATTTTTGCTTCTTATCTAATATCGTCGATAGTTTGTTTTATTATATATCCTTTTGATTTTTCGAATTTTTTAAATTTTCAAAAAATTACTTTTTAAATCTTTTTGCAAAAGACTCAGCCATACCATCCATGTTGTAAGGTAGTGTAGATACTTTCTCTACAACTTTTTCTGAAACCATTTCAACTTTCTCCATTACTGTAGAAGTTTCTCTAAGGTCTCTTTGTTGCCAGAAGTTTCTTACTTGGTATTCTGTATCTAATTTGTGATATTTAGCTTGTGCTAAGATTTGATTCTTTTTAGCTTCAGATAAACGGTTCCAAGTTTCTCTGTATTCTGATGGCATTGCTGCTAATACAGTTGGTTCGTTTTCTACTGGAGCTCCAGCAATTACGTTATTCCATAAAGCGTAGATTTGAGATTCAGTTAAGAATCCTTTTCCTTCAACTTTAGCAATTACATTTGCTTTTTCAGCATCAGTTAAAGAATTAAATTCTTCTTTCTTAGCTTCAGAAATAAATGCGAAGAAATGTGGGTTGTTAGAAACTTTAACTGTAGCTTTTTCAACTAGAGCTTGTAACTTTTCAGAAATTTCTTTCTTGTAAGCGTCCATTCTGTCTACTTCTTCAGTAACTTCTTTACCAACATCTTCTCCTTTTGGTTCTTCAGCTAATTCATCTTCTAATTCTTTAGCATCATCTTCAGCTCTATCTTCAGCTTTAACGTAAACTTTACCATCAGCATCTTTTACTAGAGGTGTTTTATCGTCAGCAGGTGCTTTAATATCTTCAGCAGGTAAACCAGCAGCGTCTGCAGCTTCAGTAACTTCTTTACCAACATCATCTCCCTTTGGTTCTTCAGCTAATTCATCTTCTAATTCTTTAGTACCGTCTTCAGCAGCGTCTTCAGCCTTTGGATAAACTTTACCATCAGCATCTTTTACTACAGGTGTTTTATCATCTGCTTTAGCTTTAACATCTTCTGCAGGTAAACCAGCATCGGTATCAGCTTCAACAATTAGGTTTTTGTTTACATTTTCAGCAATGTATTCAGCGTATTCTGTAACTTTCTCTAGGTTCTCTTTTAAATAAGTAACATACTTCAACATGTTTTCATGTGTAGCTGCTCCATCGTTAAAAGCTTCTGCTAAATAATTAGAATATTCTTTTACTTTGTTAACTGATTCAGCAATTTTCTCGCTGTATTGAATAGACTGATCTACTTTCTCAGCGATATGATCGCCATGCTCGATAGTTTGGTCTAATTTTTCTGCCATGTAGTTATTGTATTCAATTACTGAATTCATTTTTTCGGCAAGGTAAGATGAGTATTCTTTTAAACTTTCAACTTCTTTAGCAAAAGTATCATTGTTCTTTTCAGTAAGTGACTCTTTCAAACCCTTGATTTCGGTAGCTAAGTACTTAGAATACTTATTGAAATCTTCAGTGCTTACGAATCTTGATTGTTCCATTTTATTTTCTGTGGTTTGTGTTTGGTTATTTTCTATGTTATTTATTTCGTAAATAAAAATATTGTCATCGTCAAAACCTAACGCTTCATTTACTCTTTTTAATTCAGCATTAGCAAATCCTGGATCTGCAACTAAATCATAAGTAAACAATTGTTTGATTTTAACTTGACCATTAGATTCAACTGTACCAGCTGCTCTTGAAGAAATATGAAGTGGAACTCCAGCATCAACTAAGGCTTTAGCTTGTTTACCAGCATCAGTATCTAATAGTCTGATTTTACCCATTATTTGTTTAGTATCTTTATTATAAGATAGTTCTTCAATAATATGTGATACATTTTTCAATGAAATATCGAATGTTTGTGGGTGATCAAGTTCTCCAAGTAATTTAGAAGATTTGATCTTTGCCTGAAGAGACTCGATTTGAGGTAAGTATTCGCTTTCAGTATAAATACGATTATTCCTGTTAAGTTTATCGATTTCACCGAAGCAACCTTCTAGTACGTAAGCACCAGATTCCTCTTGTTTAAAAGATAGGGTACTACCTGATCTTTCTAAAATGAGTAATTTATTGTTATTGGTCATATGTTTAGACACTATGTTTGTTTATATATCTGATTGATTTTTTGATTTTTTTAAAAAATCGCATTAAAGGCCAGCTAGGTCAGCAGTAGGGTCTTCCGCACCATCATCTTTTTTCTTTCCGTCCTCTTCCTTTTCTACCTCTTCCTTGTTTTCCTCTTCTTTAGATTTATTATAAAAATCTTTCAATTTAGACATTTCAGCAATCTGGAATCCATCTTGACCGTATGCTCCAAAGAAATAATCTTCAAATTCTTTTTCAGTAGCAGATGCAGCAATAGCTCCTAAGATTTCTGCAGCCTTGATTGTTTCACCACTTTGTAGTATCACATCATCAATATAGACTTTAGAATCTTCAGCTTTTAAGGCTTCTGCCTCTAATACAAACTGTTCAAATGTTTTTAAGTTTTTCATATCTTTTATATATTTTAATTACATTCCACCCATGGCCATTGGATCAACTGGTGGTTCTTCAGCCTTTTTAGCTTCAGCTCTTGCCTTATAAGCAAGATTTGCTTCTTTGTCATCTGGAGACATTTTTAAATATCTGTCTACCAAGAATTCTAAGTCGAAATAGTGATCCTCTTCCATTGTCATTGGATTAGTTATCATTAAGTTCTGATTCATATTAGAAATAAAGTCTAGACGTTTCTCCATGATTTCCATTTCTTTTAATTCAGCAAATGCATTCTCTTCATTATATCTTAATGCGATTTGAGTTTTAAATCCTGGATCGTCTGCGAATTCAGGGAATTTAAGACACATTTGAAGGTATAGAGGTTTTACTAAAATTTCTTGGAATGAACTTCTGATACGATTTACAAATTTAGAGAATTTAATCTCATCACGAATCATACCATCTGCTGCCAAGTTAAAGTCTCCACCACCATCTTCATACATAAATCTATTGAATGGAATTTTTGAAACTTGTTTTAATTTATCAGAGAAGTATTTAAGTGCTTCTGTATCTGATAATTCTGGACCTTCTCCACCAAGTGTTTCAATTTCTGGTTGTTCTCCATCTTTAGATGGTAACCAGTATTCTTTATTAAATTGTAGCATTGGCTTACCATTAGTTTTCAGCATACCTGAATCCCAATCGAAATCTACAACTTCTTTATAGTTATTCATTAATTGAGCCAAAGATTGTTTAGCTCTGGTCTTAGATTTACCACCAACTGGTATAATAAACTTCATTCTGTATGAAGCGTTAGTTACAGCCCAAATAACCCTGGTATGTTCCATAACTCTCATTAAGTTGAATGCTCTAATTAAACGCTCAACATAAGAAACTCTGGATGCTGTAGTAATTGATGAGTAGGAAATATAAATGATTTGCGCATCGTATAATTTGCGCTCTTTGATTGGATCGTCTTTAAACTGAACCCATACTTTTTTACCGTCCTCTTTATTATAACCAGGAACTAGTGTTACTGGATCGATTTCTTTAAAACCGATGATCTCTGTTTGTTCAGGGTTATAGATAATCTCAAATGCAAGATAACCATCGATCAACCATTTGCGGAAATAGAACCACGCCGATTGATCTGACGCAAAGCCAAAATATTGATAAACATTGCGGTATGCTTTATTTAAATAATTTTGAACTTCTTCTGAAACTTCCATACCAATAACAGAAGGATTTGCGATAAAGTTTTTCTCGTCGTATACGATTGCTTCATCACATAGAATATCTAAAATGTCTTCAATTTCGTCATGCATTGAAAACTGACGTAACTCTTCTCTCTTTGACTTATAATTCATGTCAAAGAACGGAATGTTCTTTCTCATGTTGGTATCGGCCATTGACAATGCAGCAAATGCTCCATAAATGTCATCGTTGTCCATACCCATCATGTTCATTTGGCCGTAACCAAACTGATCTTCCATCGGACCAATTGCCTGGGATTGGCGTAGTACTAAGTCATCATAGTACATACCAAAAGAAGATAACCTCTTTAATCCGTCGCTTAGGTTAAAGGGTCTCTTATTACTAAAGGGTCCATTTTTATTTACAAATCCAGCCATATAGGTTTAATTTTATTGTTTTATATATTAAGATTATTATTGTCATTCTTACCCATATCATCCTTGTTAAGTCCTGATGCCTTGGTTTTACTCCTGTTTTCCACATTGTATTGTATAAATTCTTTTCGAATCTGTCCTATTGATGCTCCGTGGATCTTTGCAAATTCACAAATTGCAATCTTAGGCCAACTCTCATAACTAACAACTGCTTGGTTCTTTTTTAAATTTGGCAAATATCTTCTAATTGCAAAGCCTAAACCAAATCTGTCTAGATACGCTTTAACTGCCGCATATTTTAAGTCTACTAATGGTCTTTGTTTAACCGCATCAGATGCTTTATTTCCTTTGATATTAACTTGAATCTTTGAATTTAGTTTAGTATATAACTGATCTAATATTTCCTGTCTAAATCTTGCTGGTAGGAGGTTAAGATTAATACCATAATCGGTATGGTCTCTTTCTGGGTTGTCTAATGCTAGAACAACCGGTGATTTGTCCCACCAAGGTAGGCTTTCTTTAGTTACTGGATTCTCATATTTAAAAACATAAATCTTTCCTGGTTCAAATCTCTTTCTAGTATATTTTACATCTAATTTATCTCTAGCATCTAGAGAATCTTTGAACCAATTAGTAGACACTCGTTTAGCTCCAGCATATCCGCCGTTCTCTTTAAATAATTGTCTAATTTGTTCTTTAATGTAACCCATTAATAGTTTTTTCAGTTAAGATTTGAAAATTCCAATTTCTACCTTCGCAAAAAGATTTTGCAGCAATATATTTATCGAGATTTTTCGTGTACTGCTCGACCATATATTTGTAGCTATTTAAAGACTTAGTCGAATTTTTCTTGGGAGGTAGTGGTTTTTTAAGATGCTCTTCAGGTTTGATTTCAATCAATAATTCCTTAAATGTATCATCTGCTTGTGTAACTTTTACGTAGAAGTCTGGACTGTACTTATGTTCTTTACCATCTAAACGCCACATGTATTTAATTTCTAATGGTTCACTTGACCATAGGGCAACCTTTTCATTTCTATCGCACCAAATCATAAATTTCCGCTCCCAACTAGAACGGAAAATAATTGGTGCTGCTCCAATATACTTATCTGGATTTTCTGGAGTATAATATCCCTGTATGAATCCTGATTTTTTACTAGGTTTTACTTTCTTTATAGACATTAGATACTATAGATACCACCACCGTCTTCGGAATCTCCATTGCTGGTTCTGTCCAACGATATTGTACCTTTATATTTTACTGGATGTAATTTATTCCATCCCTTAGCATAGCCTCTTTTTGCAATCTCAGTAAAGTATGCAAATGCGTTAGTATATTTTGGATTAAAGTTTCTCCAGTACTTCAATAAATCTAGAATGGCGAATTGCAGACAATCTGCTCGATCATCGTCATTAACAAATCGCAATCTATTAATTGCCTTCTCTGCTAAAAGAATTAGCATTTTCTCAGCATCCTTAGTTAGCGTATCCTGATCCTTAGATTCTACTATTGCTGTATAAAAATCTTTGTTATTGAGATAATTTTTATTTGCTCTTGGTTTTCTTTCAGCCACGTTGTTGTTTTATTTTAGTATTATACACTGCCTATTAG